AAGGCAACAGACTTCCTTCCATAAGTTATAAGTCCACGGGTGAGGACTATAAACTCAGACCTGACAGTTATCTTGGTGGTTCTTGATAACTTGTCTGTTCATGGTGGTAAAACGAAGGCAAGGGATGTGTGGAGTGGTGTCCGCACTATCACCCTTGTCTTTTTTCCTGCTGATTGATAACGAAGACAGTTCCTTAAGTATCACATAGGTCGACGACAGAGTGTAACGAAGTGGAACGATTGTGGTTGACAGATCGACAGTTATACCGTATAATATATGTGATCGTTATTAACGCGTACCGGGTATAAGGGTTATTAGGTTATCGGGTTACGATGACCCCCCCCCTAATAAAAAAGGGTAAGTCCCTAACCTACAACGACACGAAAGAGCGAGTGTTATAACAAGTGAATAAAAAATAATTCCATATATTATTTCCCGATCTATGCCCATGTGGTATAATAAATTTTTCCCCACCAAATTTTGAGATCTATGTCGAATGAAAAAACTTGGACCTGGGAAGGTAACCCAAAGAAACAGTTTGAACGTAGGAGACTAGAGAGGTGTTATCAACTGGACTATAAGGATACAGAATACAAAGAGGAATGTCTCAAAAAGTCTAAGGAACTATCGGAGAAGAAACCCATGGGTTACAAAAATCGTCCCCACAGAGAGCCGTATTGGAACTTCTGGAGAGCTGTCTTTGCTGGTTGGTTAATTCGATATCCTTTTCAGATACTCAAAGGTATTGGTACAGGTGTGTTGTTCATAATCTTTACGTTAATTATTGTGACTGGTGGATTTAAGAATCTTGATGATTCAACAGATACCGGTTATAATAGAGAAGTCATCCAGTAGTGCAGTCATGAAGGAAAGACGAAAGTATCCAAATTGTTTACGTTACCCTGGTGGTAAGTCACGTATCATCTATTATCTGTTTCGACAGAGTATGATACCTCACACTATCAAGGAATACAGGGAAGGTTTTCTTGGAGGTGGTAGTTGTGCTCTGGCATTCTCCACGATGTATCCAAACATTCCAGTGTGGGTGAATGATCTATACTATAACCTCTATTGTTTCTGGACACAGTTACAGAATAACTCAGATAGTCTTACAAACCGTATTCTTGAGTTGAAGGATAAGCCATGTGTTGCAACTGATGTGACTGAGTTAGAAGCGAAACACAGAGCACTCTATGCTGAGATGAGGTCACTCATTGATACTTCTACAGATCCACATGATCTTGCAACTGCCTTTTATATTCTGAACCGTTCTTCCTTTGGTGGTTTTACAGAACAAAATAAAAACGCCTTTATCAGAGACTCTTATAAAAATACGATCTTTAATCAGGCAAAAATCAAAAAACTGCCAGAAATCGCCAAAATAATCCAACCGTGGAGAATTACAAATGGTGACTATCGGGAACTGATGAAGACTCCTGGTGATGATGTCTTTGTATTCTTAGATCCACCTTATCTGATTAAGGATATGTTGTATGGTAAGAATAAGGAGATGCATAGTGGATTCAGTCATGAGGACTTTGTAACTGCTTGTAAGGATTCACCACATAACTGGATGATCACTTATAATGAACACGAATGGTTACGAGAACAGTTTAGTGATTTCCATATGGAATCATTTGAGTTTCGTTATTCATTAGCTCATCGTAAGGAGAATAAAAACAAGAAAGAGGAGTTGTTGATTATGAATTATCAACTCCCACGAGATGCAGCAGGAGAAAATAACATTCTTGCTGAACTTCTAGATAGTGTGTAACCTAAGGAGGTTTCTATGTTGAACAAGTTGTATCACATCTATTCAGACGGTAAGTGTCTACATGCTAATCTGAATGAGGATTCGTTCAATGGTCTATGGGAATATTACTTCATGGAGGGAGTTAAGTGTGAGTATGAGGTGTGTGATGTTCGTAGAGAGGTGATGGCGGAGGCGAGTTACTAATGGGCATGTCAACTCAAAACATGAGTGGGAGAGGTAAAGGGTTATCATACTCAAAGAAAGCTGTTGGAGGGGATCCTGGTCCCCTTCCAGAACGTTCTAATCGAGTATTCACACCGAAGGAAAGAGAGGAGTTAAAAGAGATCTTTCATGAAGTGTTGGAAGAGTATGGTTTGGTGAGACGTAAGGAGGGATAATACCCTCTTTTTTTCTGCCTATACGAATAAATATTCAAAACTAAAGATACATGGTTAAACTACTTCTTTGTTTCTTACCCATCCTCATCATTTTTATTGTGATGAAGTTGGTATTACTTTTGGGAGAAAGTGGAAAAGAAGTCAATTATGTCAAAGAAGAATCGAAGAAACCACATGGACCCTATGTCGATGCATATCCTGAAGAGGAGGATAATGGTGATGAAGACTGGTGAGATCATTCGTGCAGCAATTCGAGAGTATTATCAAGAGATAGGATTACCAGAACCAAACTGGAGGTGTAACCGTAATGATCAATGGTTTATTGATTATTGTGAGGAATTGAAGGGAAACTAAATATCCCGTATAATGATGAATGAAATGGAGTGACTTTCTAACTCATGGCTAAAGGATTTACAGTCAAAGCATCTAAACCCAATACAGTAAAGAAAACACCAGAAACTGAATGGGATTATGATGACATTAAAGCAAGAATGAAAGGTAAGACAATTGTATTCTGTCTTCCTGGACGAGGTGTATCATATTTGTTCCTGAAGAACTTTGTACAACTTTGTTTTGATATGGTTCAGAATGGTATGGCCATTCAAATCAGTCAAGACTATAGTTCGATGGTGAACTTTGCACGTTGTAAGTGTTTGGGTGCAAACGTTCTTCGTGGTCCTGATCAGATTCCTTGGGATGGTAAACTTCATTATGATTATCAACTGTGGATTGATAGTGATATTATCTTTGATCCTAATAAATTCTGGCAACTGTGTGATCTTGCTCTGAATAAAGAAGGGGAAGAGAAAGAGATTGTTGCTGGATGGTATTCAACTGAAGATGGTCGAACTACTTCAGTTGCACACTGGTTGGATGAAGATGACTTCCGTAATAACGGTGGTGTAATGAACCATGAGATGGTAGATGGTATTCAGAAACGTAAGAAGCCTTTTACTGTTGATTACACTGGTTTTGGTTGGGTGATGATTCAGAAGGGTGTGTTTGAACACGCTGAGATGAAGTATCCCTGGTTTGCTCCTAAGATGCAGATCTTTGAATCTGGAGCTGTTCAGGATATTTTTGGAGAAGACGTATCATTCTGTCTCGATGCTATCGAAGCTGGATTTGATATCTGGTGTGATCCTCGTATTCGTGTGGGTCATGAAAAGACTCGAATCATCTGATATAATATTGAGGTAATCAAAGGTAACTATGGCAAAAGTTAAGAAGTCCCTTCTGGGTAATGTATTCATTGAGTCCACACCTAAGAAAACTCGTCAAGGATCTGGCAAACATAGTAAGTTTGCATCGTCATCGGGAAACAAAGCACCCAAACGATACAGAGGTCAGGGTCGAGGTTAATCTTAAAGGTTCTACATAACGTGGAACTTTTTTTTTTATGTTTATGTGGAAAAGAAAGAACAATCTAACTAATAAGATAATAATATTAGATGATGTCTTGTCTAGGAGTGAGTGTACAGAATTACTAGGTTATTATAAACCAACCCATGAGTGGTATGGTTCTTATCCTATGAATGTGAAGAAGTCGGATAAGAGGATTATGAAATATATGAATAGGATAAGAAATCAAGTTAATCGATACACCAATAGTAACCTAAAGATTGATTGGTGTGAAATAGTCGAATGGCCAGTTGGTTCATCTAAACAACCACACTTCGATTCTACCTCAAACAAAACCAGATTTACTTCAATAACTTATCTAAACCAATTTTATGATGGTGGAGATACTTATATTGTTAATGATATTGTATTCAAACCAAAGATTGGAAGAACTGTGTGTTTTGATGGACAGTTTTATGAACATGGTGTTACTCCCATAGATAAGAGTAAGAGGTACACTATAGCTATTTGGTATAAGTAATGTCAACATTAATTTGTAACTTACCCAGTGAAGAGATATGGGTAAGGAAGGAATTCCTCACTGACCATCAATCTGGTCACGGAGAGTTCGTAAAGGGTGTCTGGGTGTCTTGTAAGTCTATTCCAGGACGTGCATTCTACTTTGAGACATATCTCCCAGAGTATGCAGCAATGTATGATAAACTCCCTATCGCTGCATTTGTTTCAAGACCTGAAACTCCATCACCTGATTTGAATCTACCTAATCTACAGTTCTGGAACTGTATGGATTATGGTGTGGTAAGTATTGCAAAACAGTTCATCGGATCTATGGACTTTGAACTATATACAAGAGATCATGGAATCATGAAAGGTACATACATTTGTACCATTGATAATTATCATGCAGATCCTGATGTGATTGATTACGCAACAAGTGAGAATCCTGCAGAACACAAGTCACACAATCTGATTGAACTTGAGAACGGACAGTTTGCTCTATATCCCAATAACAGGATGAGGATCTATGATAATAGTCTCACACCTGTAGATCCTAAGATGCCAGATTTCAAAGTGTCTACTGTGGAGTACTCAGTAGAGAATGGATTTGATAGACTGGGAATGGGAAGAGAAGATGAATATTTCTGGAAGACTGCAAAAGAACGCAAGGAGGAATCCGATGGCGAATCAGTTTCAGGTGGACAAGAGCTCAGATTTCGAGTCGAGAATGACACTGATCAATGAAGTATCAAGTGACAAGTACCTAGAACAACACAGGAGACAAATGGAAGAACAGAATTTACTCAGAGAGATTGCTAACGATAAGATCACTCCAAAGAACCAAAGAAAAGTCAACACTGATGGACTCTTCGAAGCAGAAGATTGTCCTACTTGCGGTGGTGATTGTGGATGTGGTACACAGCAAGTAATTATCGAAGACTGACCTACTAAATATTGGTGTCTTCTTGTATAAAGAATAAGTGCCAATTGAAAGAGTAAGTAAAGGCTTCAAAGATATCAGTGCAACATTTCAAGTCAATCCAATGAATGATGACTTGATTGCACTGAGAAACGAGAATGCAATTGCTCGTTCTCTCCGTAATCTGATCTTCACATCTCCTGGTGATAAACCTTTCCGACCAAATATTGGTTGTAGGGTTAGTGAGATGTTATTTGAAAACCTTGATACCATTACGGCTCAACAAATTAAAGGTGAGATTGAGTATACAATTAAAAACTTTGAACCAAGGGTTGATCTTCAAAAAGTGGAGGTTGAACCTAACTTCGAAAACAATGAATTTAATTGTCTTATCAAGTACGAAATTATTGGCATTTCAGAAATACAAGAACTCACGTTCGTGTTAGTACCCACTAGGTAAATGCCTTTAGTCAACTTTTCCAATGTCGATTTTGATCAGATAAAGGAATCTATCAAGGACTAT